GGCTCTTGTCACAAAATGGTTTAGAAAACCAGAAATTATTATGATGGCTACTACGTTTGGTGCCTTCGAAACAATTCATGCTGAAGCATATTCACTATTGAATGAGCAGTTAGGATTGGATAATTTTGCAGAATTCCTAGAAGATGAATCAACTGCAGATAAAATTCAAGCTCTAATGGATGTTCGTGATGGAAATGCAGGTGAAACAGATTGGCATGAAGTAGCTAGATCACTAGCAATATTCTCAGCATTTACTGAAGGAGTAAATCTATTCTCATCATTTGCAGTTCTTCTTTCTTTTAAAATGAGAAATAAATTAAAAGGAGTAGGACAAATTGTAGAATGGTCAGTACGAGATGAATCACTTCACTCAGAAGCAGGATGTTGGTTATTCAAACAATTGATGAAAGAATATCCTGAACTAAAGACTGAGAAATTGATTAAGGATATTGAAGAAGCAGCCCATCTAGCTCTTCAATTAGAATTTAACTTTATTGATAAAATATTCGAAATGGGTGACTTAGAGAACCTATCTAAGGAAGACCTTAAAAACTTTATCAAACACAGAGTTAATACAAAAATGGGAGACTTAGGATTAAAACCTTTGATCCCGTCAGAGCAAATCGATAAAGGAGCTCTAAAACAAATGTTATGGTTCGATGCTGTAGTAGCAGGAAAGCAACATACAGATTTCTTTGCCAACAGAGTAACGAACTATGCAAAAGGTCATATGGATTGGGATAACGCATTTTAAACAAGAAACATGGGAGTAGATTACAGTACATGGAAGTCCGGAGTGGACTATCCAGAATGGATGAATGAGGTATCTTTGGCAACAATCTCAAAAGGGTATTTGCTACCTGATGAGAATCCAAAGAAAGCCTACAAGAGAGTTGCTGATGCAGTAGCTAAGAGACTAGATCGTCCAGATCTAGCAAACAAATTTTATAAGTATATGTGGAAAGGTTGGCTAAACCTAGCTTCACCTGTACTATCAAATACTGGAACAGATAAAGGATTGCCAATATCTTGCTTTGGTATAGATACTCCTGATTCAATCAGAGGTATAGGATTAACTAATGCAGAACTAATGCGACTAACTTCTTTAGGAGGAGGAGTTGGAATTGGACTTAACAGAGTAAGAGGAAGAGGAGTTAAGATAGGAAATGGAGAAACAGGACAGTCAGAAGGAGTAATTCCATGGGCTAAGATATTTGACTCAACTATTATTGCGACAAATCAAGGATCAGTTCGTAGAGGAGCAGCATCTGTTAATTTAGACATCAACCACATAGACATAAAAGAGTACTTACGTATTAGAAGACCTCAAGGAGATCCAAACCGTCAGTGTCTTAACTTACACCAATGTGTTTCTATTGACGATAAGTTCATGCAGAGATTAGAACACAGAGATCCAGAGGCAATGGAATTATGGGTTGAGATTCTTAAATCAAGAGTTGAGACAGGAGAACCATACATTATGTTTAAGGATAATGTAAACAATGCAAATCCACCTGCATACGTAAAGAATAACTTAGATGTTACAATGACAAACATCTGTTCGGAGATTGCTTTGCATACTGACGAAGAACATTCTTTTGTATGTTGTTTATCTTCTTTGAACTTAACAAAGTACGATGAGTGGAAAGATACTGACTTAGTTGAGACAGCAATCTATTTCTTAGATGGAGTATTGGAAGAATTCTTAGTTAAGACAAACGGAAAAGACTCTATGATTAGATCTCACCGTTCTGCTAAGAAAGGAAGAGCATTAGGATTAGGAGTTTTAGGATGGCATACATTTTTACAATCAAAAGGATTACCTTTCAATTCAATTGCATCTACTTCTTGGACTAACAAGATATTCTCACAGATTAAGAATCAAGCAGAAGATGCTTCTAGAAAATTAGCTGAGGAATACGGAGAACCAGTTTGGTGTAAAGGAACAGGAATGAGAAACACCCACTTAATCGCTATTGCTCCTACAGTTTCTAACTCAACAATCTCAGGAGGAGTATCAGCAGGCATTGAACCAATTCCAGCTAACGTCTATACATTCAATTCCTCAAAAGGAACTTTTATTAGAAAGAATCCAGTACTAGAAAAGTATTTAGAAGATAAAGGACATAATTCAGATGAGGTTTGGCAACAAATTCTTAAAGATAGAGGATCAATTGCAAACTTACCAGAAGAGATTATGCCATCCGATGATAAGGAAATTTTCTTAACTTTTGCAGAAATAAATCAGTTAGGATTAGTAGAGCAAGCTGCAGTGCGTACTAAGTATATCGATCAAGCTCAATCATTAAATTTAGCATTTGATCCAGGAGACAGTCCTAAATTTATAAACCTTGTTCACCAGACAGCTTGGAAATTAGGAATAAAAACATTATATTATTTAAGAACTGATTCAGTAATCAATGGGGATTTGGGTAGTAGAACTTCTGAGAGTTGTGGAAGTTGTGACGGATAAAAACTAAAAACATGATATACGTAATTGTAGTTTGCTTGATTGTAGTTGCAGTGATGATACACATCACAAACATAGCAAAAAGTGAAATCAAAAGATTAGAACAAGTAATAGTTCAAAAAGAACTAGAACTAATCGAAGAACTAAAAAAAGCTAGAAAAGAATCTACATTCAGATCATCAGCAGTAAATTGGGGAAAGACTATCGAACATTTCGTTCCTTTCATGACTAAATTTCCTGTACCACCAGAAGATGTAGTTTTTTTAGGGATGCCAATTGACTATGTAGGATTTACCGATACTGCAAGTAAAACAAAATGTGAAGTACATTTCATTGAAGTTAAATCAGGAAACGCAGCTTTGATGGGTAAACAAAGAAATATCAAAAGAGCAATTCAAGAAGGAAGAGTTCATTGGCATGAAATTGTAGTAGATGGAAATCGAGCAGAAATTATAGAAGAGTAATGGAACAGTTAACATTTAAGTTTAAAGGAAAGTTGTATGCTTTTACTGATAAGTGGGAAGAGACATGCTTAAATGATTCTAAGGAATTTCAATTAGAGCAATTTAACTACCTAGTAAAGACAAAAGACTTTACAACAGTAGAAAATCGAATAATAAATCAAGAAAAATTTGGATATCTAAAACAAATTTAGTATATTATATAATAAGCAAAAAACAAATATATGTCAAAAACATCTGCAAAAAGCAAGTACGAGCAATTAATGGCTTGGCTACCAACCCTAGGAAGAGCTAGAGAAGTAAAAGCTCAGTCATCAACTAAGTTCAGCAAAGCTGATCACTACAAATCAAAAGGAGCATATGGCAAAGCAGGTAATTAAGTTCTATGCCAACTGGTGTGGACCATGCAAAGTATACGGACCTACATTTGAAAGAGTGAAACAAGATTTACAAGACATTATCGAATTCAAAGAAATTGACGTAGAGCAAGACGAAGAAAACCTTTCAGCAGAATATAAAGTGAAAGGAATTCCAATGACAGTTCTACTAGAAGATGGTGAAGTAAAAAAATCACAATCAGGGAGAATGGGAGAATTACAATTAAGAGAATTTATTCTAAACTAAAAAAAGTATAAAAATGTTACGAAATCCAAACACAATACCAGCTACAGATACTATTATCGAAGATCCGATGATGGAACCATTTTTCATTACTAAATCAACATCAGGAGGATTTACAGTATATGAAAGAGTCACAAGAGGAGAAAAAGATAACGAGTACCTTCGTACAGTTTGTTATCCAAGTAATTTTGGTAATGCACTAAAAAAAGTAGCTAAAGAATTATTAAATCATTCTGACAAAAAACATTACGGTACAGTAAAGGAGTACATTCAGTCATGGAATGACATTGAACAAAAAATTAACACAATAACAATGTTAGACTAATGGAAGAAGTAGTTAAACATGTTTGTGGAGTGTGTGGAGAAAATCATCCACACCTACTAAACCTCTCAGCACTTATAGTTGTTTTTGGAGGATATATCACTTATGTAAAATGTAAAATAAAATCAATATGGAACAACAACAAGAATTAGTATCGTTATTCGATTACTTAGGTTATGCAGCAGGTCCTGCATTAGGAAAACAAGTAGCTGAAACAGCAAGTAAGCTAAAAGAGCAAATTGGTGCAAGACAAGTGTCAAATACAAAGTATAGAGGACTTGTGCACTTATACAGACCACAGTTTTTAAAAGAGTTTTTTGAAGCACAAAGATTAGGATTAGACCCTACCGCAGCAATACAATATTTAGACTCAGTAAGAATTTAATACTATGAACGATAAAACAAACTTTGCAGGGTACAGCCAAGTAGTAGGAATATCCTCAGGAAATGCATCAACAACCCTTACAACAAATTGTAATGGAACAATTAATACATATGCAGACGGTATCTGGGCAACTCCTCTTAACGGAGGAAGCGGCCTAAGTTATAGTAACGGAAGCGAATATAATTCATTATCAACATTAATAACAAATCAAAATAACATGGTAAGACAAGTAAAAGCAGCTGTATTTACAGTAGAAAGAAACGAAGATAATAAAGTAGTTTCTGCAAAATTGATCAAAGAAGTATGGGTAGAAATTAAAAACGGTTCCTCACTAGAATTAGCCGTTGCTAAGGAACTCGATAAAGACTTTGATCCAAGTACTACAGTAGTAAGAGAAATCTACTCAGTTACGTTCTAATATGGGATTCTACAGAAAGAAGCCAGTTGTAATTGAAGCAATTCAATGGAACTCACAAGATAACATTGAAGAAATCCAAAAAATGCTAGGGGATAAATTAATCTCTGAAGAAAGAGATGGATGTGGCGCCGTAGGACACTGGGTTAAGACATTAGAAGGAGACATGATGATTTCTTTTGGTGATTTCATTATAAAAGGAGTACAAGGAGAATTTTATCCATGCAAACCAGATATTTTTGAAAAAACTTACGAAGAAGTTTGGGATTAAGAAAAAAAATTCGTATATTTAATTATTATTAATAAACAAACAAAAATGAAAAAAGTATTTTTAGCATTAGCCATTATGATGGCAATCACAGTAGCAAGCTGTAAACAAGTAGAAGCAACTGATACAACAACTGTAGACACAGTTCAAGTTGACACAGTATCAGTAGATACAACTAAAGTTGATACTACAAAAGTAGATACTGTAAAAGTAAAGTAAAACACTCCCCAGTGAGATACGCTGCAAGATATACTCTTAAACAACGTGGGAAGGGCAGTTCTCCCAATGTGGCTGGAATGTTTTATAAATTTACCAATGCTCGCTGTTAGGTGACACAATAAGCTGACGAACAAGGGTTAACAGTAGCAGCAGTCACAAACCAGTAACCCTGAAAGACACAGGTTGGTAAAAAGAAGAATTGGTTGGTGTAAGATCTGGAGTCTCCAGGCAATGGTTAACATGGGCGGCCTGGCGCTGCCTAGATAAGGGTTCGAATCCCTTACCGATTCTTAAAAATAAAAACTACTTGAGTAAGTGGGAGTGGTCAATCAACAACCCAAAGAAGTTTCAGGTAAATCAATATGGAAACGGGACAGGCGAGCCTATATATGTAAGTAGCAAGTTAATGTGTTTTTTCAAGGATTGAATAGTTTTTAACATTAGCGAAATAATACTAGGGTGCTTGGGTCAAGCCTAGGGAAGATGCATGCGACTTACGACAGCTTGGAAAGACAAGCAACATAGTCAGGTGGCGTAGTGGTAACGTATCACCCTCAAGGTTGAGATAACAGCTAATGGCACTCTGTATGATAAAGAAGTTGTAGGTTCGATTCCTGCCCTGACTACAAATTAAACTACCGTTCTTTAAAATACAATTATAAATTATGGAACAAATTTTAGCATTTGTTTTAGGTGCTGGTGCAGGTGTCCTTATATGGGGAGTTGTGGTTGCGTTTAGAACAGCAAAGTTAGCAAAACAAAATGAAGAAAGCATTCGAAATCTACAAGAGTGGATTTCAAGAAACGATGAATTAGTAAATCGTAGAATTGATCAAGAAATTGATCGAGTAAATCAAATCAAAGATAATCTATACTCTTACTCAGATTCTAGAGTAGATAAACTAGAATCAAAGATTACAACAGAGAAAATTTTAAAAGGATAAATTAATAAAAGAACGGTAGTAAAATAAATCAATTTATAGTTGCATTGGAATTAAAAAAGTAGTATATTTATATATAGAACAAAAGCAAAATGAAAGCACTTCAAAACATACATCAATTAAATAGCACAGCGCAGAGAGACCTAATTCTATGGTCGGATTCGTTATGTGGAGATACTGTGATAGGCTTTACGTATAATAACGAACCAAAACAAGATATTGATAGGGTATGATATAAGAAATTATAGCATATAAACTTCATAAGAAGCCCGAATCAAATTAAAAAAAGATTCGGGTTTTTTTTTAAAAATAAATTAAAAAAAGTTGCTAGATAAAAATAAAACACTTATCTTTATCGAGTAGAACAAAAGGGGCGGTGGTAAATGGTAAAGCACCGGAGGCATTCGGGATGAGGTTCGAATCCTCCAAGTAACCGGCAGGTGAAAGATATGGTATTGTTGCAGGTTCGAATCCTGCCTGCTCCACGAAAAGAGTTCATTGACATATTGGATAAAATTAAAGGGAAGGCATCCGGCTGGATGAGGAGCTACTCTTGAAAAGTAGTAGGTCGTAATGGCTTGTGAGTTCGAGTCTCACGTCTTCCTCTGTAGACTTTTTGAAAAGTTAGCCTATTTATAATAAAGAATAGATATGGCTAACATCAAAGAGAATAAGAGATTTCATTTCACTTATAAGACAACAAATCTTATAAATGGTAGATACTATCTGGGAATGCATTCAACCAATCGTTTAGATGACGGTTATTTAGGAAGTGGTAAAAGATTATACTACGAACTAAATAAGTACGGCAAAGACAATTTTAAATTTGAAATACTGGAACAATTTGATTCAAGAGAACAATTGGTTCAAGCTGAAATCAGTTTAATAACAGAGCAGGATGTAAAAAATCCAAATTGTTTAAATTTAAAGCAAGGAGGGTCTGGAGGATTTACAGAAGAGAATAAATTAAAAGGAAGAGCAGCAGCAAACGTAGCAAAAGCACTACTCCTACAGACAAATCCTGAATTCAGACAAAAGTACCACATC